TGAACCGGCACACCATCGAGGTGTTCGAGAACATCGGCGGTGGCTTCTTCCCGTTTGCTCCGATTGCCGGTGCTCAGATTCAGAAGGGCTGCGTCGGCACGCAAGCCTGCTGCGTCTTTGTCGAGACGGTGGCTTTCCTAGGCAGCGGTCGCAACGAGGCCCCAGGCATCTACCTCGGTGCCAACGCACAGGCAAACAAGATCAGCACGCAGGAGATCGACGACCTGCTGATGACCTACACCGAGGCGCAACTTGCCTTGGTCAAGCTGGAGGCTCGCAACGACCGCGCTCACCAGCACCTGTACGTTCACCTGCCCGACCGGACTATCGTCTACGATCACTCGGCATCACAAGTGCTGGAGCAGGTCGTGTGGTTCACGCTGACCAGCACGCTGGTGGGCTTCAGCCAGTACCGCGCTCGCAACCTGGTGTGGTGCTACGACAAGTGGTTGGTGGGTGATCCTCAATCGTCGGCCGTCGGCTACATGACCAAGGACACCGGCAACCACTGGGGCCAGATGGTGCGCTGGGAGTTCGGCACGCCCATCGTCTACAACGAGTCCAATGGGGCGCTGTTCCAAGAACTTGAACTGGTCGCGCTGACAGGCCGCGTGGTCCCAATCACAGCGCCAGCCGACATTCTCGACATCCTCACACCAAGTTTGGTGTTGGACTTCATCGACCAAGACTATGAGGTCGTCTACCCTTACGATGTCGTGATTGGCTATCCAACCATCACTACGAGCTATTCTCTCGACGGTCTGTCGTGGAGCCAGGACCGCACCATCACAGCAGGAGCCACTGGAGACACCAAGAAGCGTCTCGTTTGGCTTCGGCAGGGGTTCATGCGCAACTGGCGTATTCAGCGTTTTAGAGGCGATTCTCGCGCTCACCTGTCGTTCATGAGGCTTGAGGCTCGGCTTGAGCCCTTGGCGCACTGATGGCGTCCAAGCTCAACCTCACCCGGGATCAGCTTGCGTCGTTCCTCAAGTCGCACGAGCAGATCATCCAGTTTGAGCGGCTGTTTGCGAACTCGCAGCAGCTTGAACCTACGACGCTCGCTGATCTAGCCATCAACGTCGGTACTGCATCGCAGCAGGCAGTGCAAGCACTGGATTCGCTCAATCTGCTGTCCAAGCAGATCAACGAGATCCTCGCGCAACCGCCTGCCGAGAAGAACAATTCGGTCGTCACCGACTACATAGACCTGAGTTACGACCCGCCACATATCGACCGCGCTCGTCGGCTGGTGTGGAACCGCGTCGATCAGACGGTCGATCTCGGCCTGGACTATGGCGTCATCCAGCAGATCGGGCAGGAGATCTACGCCCGCGTCGGCAACACGACAGGCGTGACCATCCCCAACGGCACGGTTGTGGGCTTTGCGGGGGCAACGGCCAACGCGCTGCTGGTCGCGCCCTATCTTGCCGACGGCTCCAACCCGACGCTGTACATCCTTGGCGTGATGACGCACGACTTGCCGGACAGCGGTGAGAAGGGCTACTGCACGACCTGGGGCTTTGTGCGCGATGTGGATACCAGCGCCTTCAGCCCCGGCGACGTTCTTTACGCCAGCCCGACAGTCGCTGGAGCGTTCACCAACGTCAAGCCGACGGCACCCAACAACGTCATTCCGCTGGCGGCTTGCATCGTGTCTGACGCCACAGCGGGCATCATCTTCGTCCGCCCGACTGTCGAGCAGATGAAGTATTACGGGGTCTTCACCAAGACCACCGATCAGTCGCCTGCGGCCATCAACACAGAATACCTGCTGACCTTCGACAACACGCAGATCAGCAATGGCATCGTCATTGGCGGCACAACATCGCAAATCATCGTGCCGCAGTCTGGTCTGTACCAGTTCGACGCCACGGTGCAGTTGACCAGCGGAAGCTCGTCGGCAAAGAATATCTGGGTGTGGTTTAAGAAGAATGGCACCAACATCACCAACTCAGCACGCATCGTCACCAACGACATCAACAACGGCTACGTCCCCTTGGCTCTGAGCGAAACGGTATCTTTGGCAGCCAATGACTATGTGGAGTTGGCGTTTGCTGCGGATAGCACAGCAGTGACCGTCGATACTGTGGCAGCCACTGCATTCGCACCCGGAGCGCCTGCGGTGGTGCTTTCTGTAACCCAAATTCAACAGTGAGGCTGCCTTGACAGTAACTCCAACAGTACTCATCGCTGCCAAGTTTGCAGAAAACGCGCAGACGACGCAGTACAGCACGCCTGCCAGCACCAAGGCCGTCATTGACAAGTTCACAGTGACGAACACCAGCGCCACGGCGGCGTCGCTGTCGGTCAACCTCGTCACGACCAGCAGTTCACCGACGGCATCAAACCGGATCCTCGACACCCGCGTGGTTGCGCCTGATGAGACCTACACCTGCCCCGAGTTGGTCGGCCAGGTGCTGGAGTCTGGCGGCTACATCTCGACGCTTGCCAGCGCTGCGTCAGCGCTTACGATTCGTTGCTCAGGCAGGGAGATTACCTGATGAAAGACTTTTTCGAGTTGCCGGAAGACTTCATGGGTCTGCCCATGCGGGCGTTCATCACCCCGGCTGAGAACCGCAAGAACACCAAGATGGTCATCGAGCAGTGGATGCTCGGCCCCGAGGTGCCGTCGGCGGAGCCTGGTGCAAACAAGCCGTACTGGATGAAGATCGCCAAGGCGTGGCAGGTCGATGAGGCCGAAGCCCGCCGTCGTCGGTGCTCGAACTGCGAGTATTACAACAACTCAACCATGAAGCAGGCGCTGATGGATTCTATCCCGCGCAACCAGTGGGACAAGGACGCAGGCTTCAGGGGCTATTGCACCAAGTTCGACTTCATCTGTCACGATTTTCGTTCTTGCCAAGCATGGGAAGAGCGCGAATACGAAGACGATTGATATACTCAAGCCGCTGAGTGACTCGGGCTGCCAGCGGCTCTACCGGAGACCGACATGGCCGACGCAAAGGGCATTAGCTTAGATCCGATGGATCTCCTGATCGCAGGAGGCGCTCAACTCTTGAGCGGCTTCTTGCAAAGCAGCGCTGCCAAGGAAGCATCTCAGCTTCAGAGCGGCGCAGCGCTTGCCGGTATCGCAGAGCAGCGGCGGCAGTTTGAGCAGATCCAAGAGACTCTGCGGCCTTACCGCGAGGCTGGCGTCGTCTCCATCGGCGGTCTTGCACCCTTTGCAGAGGCAGGCGCTCCAGCCCTTGAGCAGCAGCAAGCGTTGCTCGGGCTGCGTGGCCCCGAGGCGCAACAAGAGGCCATCCGTGGCATCACTGAAGGCGCAGGATACCAAGCCGCAGTCGAAGAAGGCGAGCGTGCGCTGCTTCAGCGTGCATCGGCAACGGGCGGCCTGCGAGGCGGCAACGTCCAAGCGGCGCTGGCGCAGTTCAGGCCGCAGATGTTGAGCCAGGCTATTGAGCAGCAATACAACCGCCTTGGCGGCATGTCAGGCATGGGCCGCGAGACGCTGCAAAACCTGCTCCAGCAGGGTCAGGCTGCCGCAGCAGGCACGGGCACCGCAGCGCTTCAGTCCGGCACCAACATCAGCAACCTGATGCAGCAGCAAGGCGCGGCCCAAGCAGGTGGCGCACTGGCTCAAGGCCGAGCCTTCCAAGGGTTGCTTAACCTGCCTGGCCAACTGATCGGTGCCAACATCGTCGCTGGTGGCAAGTCTCTTTTTGGGTGAAGCAACATGATCGTTCAACCCATCCAGTATTTGCCTGAACAGCAGCAGGCATTTGGCGGTCTTCAGCAAGGCCTGGAGCTTGGTGCCAACATCGCCAGGGTTCAGGCTGCTCGTGAGGCCGTGCGCCTGAAGCAAGAAGAACGCGACCGAGCGTTGGCTGCACGGCAGGCATTTGAAGCAGAGCGTGACAGGTTCTACAGCAATCCGAACCCAACGCTGCCTGATGTCTTGCGCTTCCAGGCCGTGATGCCACCGACCGTGGCAGCGGCGACGAAGGACACGCTGGCCCAGATCCCGGTTGAGCAGCGTCGCAACTACGTCTCCACGATGGCCGAGGTGGTATCGGCATTGGATGCCAAGAACCCGAGCGTGGCCATCAGCATCCTTGAGGAGCGCAAGAAGGCAAACCCGGCGCAGCAGCCGTCCATTGATCGCATGATCAACACGATCAACAGCGCTCCTGGCGATGCCTTTAAGCTGATCTCGCCCATCATCGCTGCCGACGAAGAAGGTCGCAAGATGCTGGAGGCGAGGGAGAAGGCGCGGTTGGCGGGTGCTGTGGAAAGCAAGGCGCTATCGGCAGCACAGGTTGAAGCAGCCAAGGCGATG